GTGGAAGAAATCAAGGCTCAAGACCTCCGCGCGGCGCCCCCGGTGTTGCCGTGGCGGGACTTCGCGAACTGGATTGGCATGGGGGAAGACCACGAAACCGTCCGTGGATGGATTCGTAAGGGCTATCTCCCCGCGCACAAGATCGGCAAGCACGTGATGGTCAATGTTGCGCTCTTCACCCATCAGCTGATGGAAAGGGAGGAGTTCTGACCATGCGCTACCTCGTAGAGATGTGCACCTTCCACGGCCCGACTCGGCAACGCCGCTGGCATCGCGTCCATCAGGGCATTTCCCGCGTGGAATGCCAGCGCTGGGTCGAAGAGTCGGTGGCTGTCTTCCCGACCGAAGGGGAAGCTCGCCGCTCCTTCGGCCTGACTCGCGAACGCGCTCGGCAGGTCTACCGCATCCGTGGGGTGAGGGCATGAACCATGGCCGCCAGCCCCTACTACCTACGCCAAACCCACGCCCCGGACTGCGCCTGCTCTGTGTGCTGGTCCGCAAGGCAGGTCATCCCATTGCACAGCCCGTCGCCGTGTCCGGACTGCCGGCCCCCTGGGCTGCCCTATCTGGAAGATGGCCGCTGGCTCTGCCGTCCCCGTTCCTTCTGCGCGAAACACGACCCGTCCCGGCGTCCGCCGAAGTACTGGCACGTTGTGTACGACAGCGGGAAACCCACGCCCTTTGTGCCCGTGCGCGAAGCATTCCAATTGGAGGGCTGACCCATGCTCGCTAAGACCCTGAAAGCGCTGCTCCTGCTCTGCCTGATCCAGGCCGCCCGCACCGTGGCCGATCCGGTCAAGGGCCGCGCTCCCGGCTCGTCGGAACAGCTTCACCGTTCCGGCGAACGGAAGCACGGGCGGAGCGCACCCTTGAACACCTCCCCCCTGAAACAGCCTCCGCTTGGGAGTGTGGGGCAGCTTCTCCGCCCCGCGCTCCCGAGCCCTCGGCGGCAAGAGCGGGATGACAAGGGCAGAGCCCTTGGTGTTAACAGACTTGAAAGTTATTCATTTCGGCGAAAATCGAAATGCTCGTTACTGCACTTTGTTGCTCAATAAGTTCAGTAGCTTGATATTTCCTCAGAAACGATTTTAGGCGCTTTATCTGTGTTGATATAGCTCCACTAGAACTCGCTGAAACTCGGTAAAAAAGGCTCTTCTTTTCCTAAGCAATCACTTCCGCTGAATCACCGGCATATGAGCCGAATTGCAGCAGCGGGCTAACTCACGCCGAAAAAGGCGAATTGAAGGAGAAACACCGATGAACATGTTTGCAACCCAAGGCGGCGTCGTCGAACTGTGGGTCACCAAGACCGACACCTATACCTCGACCAAGACCGGGGAAATCTACGCCTCGGTCCAGTCCATCGCCCCGATCCCGGAAGGCGCCCGTGGCAACGCCAAGGGCTTCGAGATCAGCGAATACAACATCGAGCCGACCCTGCTGGACGCCATCGTCTTCGAAGGCCAGCCGGTGCTCTGCAAGTTCGCCAGCGTGGTCCGCCCGACCCAAGACCGTTTCGGCCGGATCACCAATACCCAGGTCCTCGTGGATCTGCTGGCCGTGGGCGGCAAGCCGATGGCGCCGACCGCCCAAGCCCCGGCCCGCCCGCAAGCGCAGGCCCAAGCCCCGCGCCCGGCCCAGCAGCCGCAGGGCCAGGACAAACAAGACAAGTCCCCGGACGCCAAGGCGTAAGCCGTAGGAGGCCGCGATGCTCCGCTATCTCTCGCTGTTCGCGGTAGGTCTGGCCACCGGCTACGCCTGGGGCTGGATCGACGGCCTAGCGGCCTCCCTGGCTGTTTGAGGACTGCACGAATGGAAGGCTCTGTATCGGTTCAAGTGTGCAAGACCTGGGTCCAGAACGCGGACGGCACGGTCGGCTGTACGCACCTTGAGTGGATACAGACCTACCTGCTGCCGCCTGAGGCAGAGGGCTATTTGACTCTGCTGATGGGTGGTTTCGACCCGTCGGCCTTCCGCCTCGGCTTCGCCGGGACCATCGGGCTGTTCGCCGTTGGTTTGGGGGCTGGCTTGATCATTTCCGCCATGCGCAAAGCGCGCAATTAATGAGGTTCCAATCATGGAAAAAATGAAAACCCTGTTCCGCAACGCTTCCATCGCCACCGCCGGCCTGGCCGTGGCCAACGTCTCCTTCGCCGAATCGCTGCTCGACGAAACCACCAAGGGGGTTCTGGCGCAAGCCAGCACTGATGGCGGGTCCGTGGCCAAGCTGGTGATCGCCGCCGTGGCGGTGCTGGTCGGCCTCGCCCTGGTCATCGGCGCGATGCGCAAGGCCTGACGTGATCTGGTCCCTGATGCTGGGCGCATTCATGGCGTCCGCGCTGCTGACGGGATTGAAAATCGGCCAGTATCAGTGACAGGAGGAGGGGCCGAAAGGCCCCTTTTTTATGCATCGGTTCATATTGTTGATTATCACGTTGTTATTTGGTTCGGCGGCTCATGCCGAATATTATTACTGGTACATGGGTTATTTTAATAAGAAAGTTTCATCCCCTACGGCTGGCTGTGATCTTTATTTCAGCAGTTTTTCCAAGGACCCTGGTCGGGTTTTTGTTATGGAACCTTCGTCAAATCCAAGTGAGGCGGGCAAGGTTTTCTATTGTGTGGTTCGTTCTGGTGATTGGATTCTTTTTAATACGGATGTTTATTTGAAAGGTGATAGGTGTCCTGAGGGAACTGAGCTTGATCTCAGTGCCGGCGAATGCCGGGAGAATAAGTGCAAGATTCTGGCTGGCTCGCTCTATGAAAAAGGCGGCCACCAAGCACCGATTTCCCGCTTCATCAATTACCTCGGTTGTGAGATCGCCGTCAGTTCGATTGATGGTTGTATCGGCCCCGCTGAGGGCGAAGCGGGTGGAACCTTCTGCCGGGTCATCGGCTCATTCACCGGTAACTGGTTCACCTCCAAGGGCTCCTGTGCTTTCGGCTGCGACGTGGGCCCGGGCGACGGTCCGCCTCCGGGGGGAGACGGCGGCACCGGGGGCGACGGTGGCAGCAACCCGCCCGGCGGCGACGGTGGAAGCGATGGCGGCACCAAGCCCGGTAACGGCGGTGGCGATGACGGCTCCAGTGGTGGCGGCGGCGGTGGGGGCGGTGGCGGTAACAACCCCTGTCAGGGCCATGTTGGCAGTGACTGCGGCACCACGCCCGGCGGTGACGGCAGTAGCGGCGGCGGTGGG